GGTTTAACAAGAGGGTATTCCGCAAAGTCTATACAGTTAGAATAAATGCAGAGATACCACAACGTGACATTTACACTGTCAAGTCGGTGTCTACAGTGGACGGTACTATACGGGACAATAATTCGGAGTCCGACGTTTCATCTACTTCTTTCTCGGAGGAATTCTAAATGCCTACCTACTCAACTCCCGGCGTCTACGTTAACGAGGGAACTCTCGCCAGCCTGACCCCGTCCGTCGGTGGCGGCACCGCCGCTGTGTTTCTCGGAGCCGCTGAGCGTGGCCCCGAGACCGCGACCCTCGTTACCGACTGGACGACCTACAAGCGCACCTTCGGTGATCTCAAGAACGCCTACGACCTCGGCTACGCCGTCTACCACTTCTTCGCTAACGGTGGCCGTACCGCCTACGTGGTTCGCGTTGTCGGTACCTACGACACGCTTGGTGGTACCGCCGACTCGGTGACCCCGGATGCCGCCTCGTCGCTGGACGTTCCCTACTTCCCGAATGGTTCTTCGGCGGCTTCTGCCGCCCTCTTCGACGCCGAGGCGATCAGTAATGGAACATGGGGTAACAACCTCAAGATCGGCATTGCCGCTGGCCTGATCAACACCTCCGATTCAGCCCACGGCACCTTTACTGTCGTTGTGTATCTCAACGACGTTGAAGTTGAGCGTTGGCCGGAGGTCACGCTTGATCCTGATGGGAACCGTTACGTGGAGACGGTTGTCAACACCTACAGCAAATACGTCCGTCTGAGCGGTGTCTCTACGACTTCGCCCGACGCTGATCTTGACTGGCGTACTGAGGTCGATGGTTTCGCCACCTTCTCCGGTGGTACGGCGGGTGTTGTTGGTGATCTTGACTTCGCTAGCGCGATTGACAAGATTGACCCGATTAGCGGGAACCTGATCATCAACGCTGTTGGTCAGACCTCTACCACGGCGCTTACCCCCATCATCAACAAGGCGGTTGCCCGTGGTGACTCTTTCGTGGTCATCGACCCCGATAAGAACTCTGAGACTCTGACTGATGCTCAGACCGTGGCTTCTAACTTTGCTGGTCTGTCCAATGGCGGGTATGCCGCGCACTACGCCCCGGCCCTCAAGATGGTCGATCCGGCCAAGACCGGCCCCGGTGCCATCCGCGTTACCTACCCGGGCGGTGCGGTTGCTGGACTCATTGCTCGCACTGAGGTTCAGCGTTCCGTGGCTAAGGCTCCGGCTGGGTTCAACGCCGACATCCGTGGCGCTCTGGGCACCTCGTTCCTCGTCTCAGACGATGACATCGGAGCGCTGTACGACGGCACCCCGTACGTCAACTCGTTCAAGGCCATCCCCGGTGCTGGGATCGTTGTGTACGGTTCGCGTACTCTGGCCCGCACTTCGGCTGACAAGTTCATCCCGGTTCGCCGTACCCTGAACTACCTGAAGTACTCCCTCAAGGAACTCACGCAGTTCGCTATCTTTGAGCCTAACGATGCGAACCTGTGGGACCGCATCAAGGTTGTCACTGCGAGTTTCTTGGGAGAGTTCTACCGCTCTGGTGGACTTCGTGGAAACAGCGCCTCGGATGCGTTCTTCGTTGTCTGCGATGAGACGATCAACACCACAAACAGCATTGATCAGGGCATCGTCAATGTTGAAGTTGGTGTCGCTCTCCAGTACCCCGCAGAGTTCATCGTTATCAACCTCAGCCAGTGGACCGGTGGCAGCAACGCCACTGAGTCCCTCTAATACCAAGGAGTAATATCCAATGGCACGTTCAGCAATTACTGATCCAATTAGGAACTTTAAGTTTCAAGTTTCTATTATTCCCCCTACGAGCCTTTCGGGTAACTTATCGGGAATTGGTAACTTTGGATTCTCCGTGGTCTCTGGTCTGACTGTCCAGAACGAAATGATCGCCTATCGTGAGGGCGGCATGAACACCCATCCGCATAAGATGGTTGGTCAGTCGGACTACGGCCCCGTCACCCTCACCAAGGGTGTGTTCTTCGGTCAGGAGGAGTTGTACAACTGGCAGCGATTCCTGCACTCATGGACTCAGGGAGCGGCGGATAATCTCGGCTCTACCCCCAGCACGGCCGCTGGTGGCGAGAACGATTACCGATGCGATGTCATCGTCAAGGTGTTCGACCACCCGGTGTCCGGCGGTCCGTACCAGAGCGGCAACGCTGGCGATGCCCCGCCCCCGCTTGCGAACTCCACTAAGTTGTCCTACAAGTTGTTCAACTGCTGGCCCGCCTCGTTCTCGCTGGGCGATCTCAATGCCGGTGACTCGTCTATTATGATTCAGCAGATGGTGCTCAACCACGAGGGATTTGAGATTAGTTTCTCTGGTGCCGACCTCTCTGCCACCGAGTAACAGTTCTAAAACTTAATACACAACTAGGAGTACTACATGTCTGAGCAGTCAGATGTTGACAAAATTAATGAGGCCGTACAAGAGCCTGTACCAAATATGGCAGACGCGCCAGAGACTCATGTAAAGTTGATGCGCGGACTGTACACACCGGCAACCGATCAGTGGCACGACACGGCTGAGGTTCGTGAACTGAACGGTGAGGACGAGGAGTACCTTGCTTCTGTGGAAAAGAAGAAGGGGCTTCTCTACGCCGAGTACATGACTGCTTTACTCGCTCGGGCCGTTCTTCGTATTGGATCAGTTGATCTACGGGAAGCCGGAAACCCAGAGGAGCACATTAACAATCTGATTCTTGGTGATAGGGATATTCTGTACTTAGCAGTGGTTAAGGCTACGTATGGGGACGAGCGCACCATTAATGTGGCTTGCACTGACTGTGGCAAGTTAAATGATGTGGTGCTGGAGTTGGATAAGGACTTTCCCATTACCTACCCGGACTTTAACGTGCGGGAGGGTCTGAAGGTTCAGACATCTAAGGGGACCATTACGATGCGCCTGCCTAACGGTAAGGACACCGTTGAGGGCAACAAGTTGGCCAAGAATGATGCTGAGTTAAATACCGTACTGCTCTCTCGTTGCGCTAAGTGGCCTGAGGGTGAGGCCCCCGAGAATCCCATGCGGTGGGCGCGGTCACTGAGCATCAAAGATAGGCGTACTCTGGTTGACGCTCTTCTCGCTGTTGAGATTGGGCCGAAGTTAGAGGAGGTGGACACTCAATGTGCAAGTTGCGGCAAGGACATGCCAATTCTGCTCGATTGGGTCTCACTTTTACTCAGTTAATCTGAAGATTCTATATTGGGAATACGAACTGGTAGCCTCTGTTTACAAAGGATTTGGTCTAGACGACATTAAGTCTATGTCAGTTCGTCAACGCGATTTCTGGTATCGTATGGCGAGATGGCGTAATCAGTAGCGGAGGCTAGTATGGCTGAAAACAGTCCCGACGCAGAAGTCGGAGAGGGCTTTATAGCCGGTCGTCATGGTCGTACCCGCTCTGATGTGCGAGCCGGTATTCGCATAGACACTTCTGAAATCTCAAAACTTAAAGGTGCTCTTACTGAGGCTAAGAACGTCACCGAAGCGTGGCGCAAGGAGATGGAGAAACTCTCCAAGGCCGCTGCCGAGGCTTCTGGGCACATAAGTAGCGCGGGCGGAGGTCAGGTAGGCGGCAACGCTGTGACTAAAGGCTTCGCTCAGATTACGAAGTCTGAAGCCCCCGCACAGCAGCCTGCGGCTGACGGCGATGGCGTAGGTGCGGCTAAGCGGTACTTAGCAACCAACGCTGGTGGTGGGGGTATGGCGAAGGCCGCTGGTGGCCTCGCTGCGTTTACTCAGGCTATCCAGCCGCTCATGCAGGCTATTAACTCACGTATCGAACGTGGTACAAGTTACGCTACGTCCGCTGATCGTCTGAACGTGCTGACTCAGCAGATGACCGGCATGTCGCAAATGCAGGTTATGAGTCAGGTCCGCGCCCCACTAGCCCAGTACCGTCTAGGCGCTGGCGGGATCAACGCCATGCAGCAGTTTCAGGCGCAGATTGGCACCCAGTTACCCGGTTCGTATGCTCAGTCCGTAGCAGGCATCCGTACACTCACTGGCTACAGCAAGTCCACCTCAGACATTCTGGCTGAGCAGCAGCAGTTGATGTCCCCTGAAGTTGCTAACCGAATGTTCTTTATGGGAGGGACGAACGCCTTCAACATCGGCGGTGGTCTCAAAGACCCACTCCAGATGCGTCAAGAGATCATTAAGAAGATGGGTCTAGACAACCCAGCAACTGCTCGTAGCGCTCTTATGCCGGGTTCCGTCACCCGTGCTCGCCTTGGTGATATGGGCCTCGGTGAAGAGATGCAGACCGAGATCCTCCAGTACGCCCAATCCCAGATCTCGTTCAGGGAAAAAGGTGGTCAGGGCATGTACGACCCGACCAGCGCGAGAGATCGCCAACTTATGGGTGTCGAAGAGAACCTTGCTACCCAGCAGGAGGAGACGGCAAGAACCTCGGCACAACGTGAAGAGTCCTTTATGCGCCGCCAGATTGACAATATGGCTCAGTATGAGCGAGTCAACCAGCGTCTTATCGAAGCGTTAGGTAGCCTTGAGGACACGCTTAGCGGCTTGGTGGGAGCCAAGACGAGTTTTGGTGGAGCAGGCAGAGCCGTTGGTGGAGCAGCGACCGTCGCCGGAATGGGCATCCTTGCACGTATCGCTACAGGTGCAGCCACCGGGGCTATGGGCGGACCGGCGGGTATCGCCATTGGCGCTGGGCGTGGGCTGCTTGGTGGTTTTCTCGGAGACCCCGCCGACCCCGAAGCGGAAACTGGAACCTCTCCTTCAGCCTCTAACGCCACCGGTAACTACTCTAGTAGTGCTAACGACTCAAACATCACTGTGCCTTACGGTTACAACGGTAACCGGGTGTCACTTACCCAGTTGAAGAACAGCAGTAACTTTAAGCGTATTAACCCTAAGTTTCAGGATCGACTGCTGCGTATGATGCGGGCTAACCCTGAAGTGGGTATTGGTGGAGGCTACCGAGACCCTTCGGAGCAGGAGAAGATGTTCCTCAGTAGATATCAGCCCACAGAGGAAGAGACAGACATCTTCTGGGACGGTAAGTACTGGAAGCACGTTAGTGGTGCTGCCGCAGCGCCCCCCGGCATGTCCATGCACGAAATTGGTCTTGCAGTGGACATGGTGGGCGACCTAGCGTGGATGAACGCTAACGCTAGTAAGTTTGGGCTTAAGCACTTTGCCAACGTAAACAATGAGCCGTGGCACGTCCAGCCTTCTGATCTCCCCAACTCTCGTCGTAAGTACGAGAAGGAAGGTGCTCCGTGGGGAACTGACGGTAAATCAAGTAGTGGGTCAGGTCCTAACGCTAAGTATCCATCAGAGATGGCAGCACCTATGGGTGACAGTGGGCACACAGCCGACGCAGGAACTACTATCGGCATGGGTCAGGCGACTATATCTGGGCGTATTGCGGCCCACAAGATGGCTGGTAGGGCTGCGTTCTTGGGTGCGTCAGGCGCTGGTAATGGCGGTGCGGCGTCTACTGGGCGTATGTCGCCACGTGGCCGCTCCCTCAGAGGTGTAAAGAGTCGCCAGTTAACAGGAGAAGAGGTAGCACGCTTCGCCTACAACGCGGGTTTCCGTGGCGAGGACTTAGTACGAGTCGTTGCTATCGCTAAGCGCGAGAGCAGTTGGCAGACTGGTGCCTACAACCCCGACCGCTCAACTGGCGATGATTCCTACGGCCTCATGCAGATCAATATGCTAGGAGCGTTAGAGGCTGAGCGACTACAGAAGTTCAGCAGTTTCGGCGTTACTAGGAAAGAGGATCTGTACGATCCCGAGAGGAACATGCAAGCGGCTTACTCTATGTACCTTGCGCGAGGCAGGTCGTTGTACGACTGGGGAGAGTACAAGGGAGAAGAAAATACATACAACACTGATATATCTGGCGCTCGCTCAGTAGTTGAGTCGGCAGGGTTGTCAGGTGACCCGATTATTGACATGGGTAGATCTAGGTCTGGGCGTCCCACTCAGTCCTCGCAGGGAACATCCACTACTAACCACTTCACTTCATCTCCGACGATCAACGTGGCCCCAGTGATCAACTTTAATGGCGCTCCCGGTACTCCTGATCTAAAGCGCATAGCGCAGACAGTTAGTAGAATGATTAAGGAAGAAGTCGACATGCTTGATTTGAGGAACGCCTAATGGGTTATCGTAACGACCAGTGGTTCAGGTTCGCTAACTGGGGAGAGTCGGGCGAGTCGTTCCCCACCAACTACAAGAACGACTCTGGTTACTACATTCCAGATTCGCTCAACAATGAGTTCATTTACCCACGCCGCGCTGTGCGCGTGGGTAAGCCCGGGTCCAATGGCATCCCTACAAGCGTCCCCCTCAAGCGAGGCTATGTTAGGTCACTGCTGACCGGAGACGGCCTCCCTGTAAGAAGGTGTCAGTTCCAGTTCAACCCTTCAGCGATCAATCAGTCTGTTAGCCAGAATACATCCATCTTGAACTTCTTGCAGATGGATAAGTATCAGTACTCCCAGCCCATCCCGGGTAACGTGACGTTCCAGTTTGACTTGTTCTTTGACAGATCTATGGAACTCAACAGTAAAGGAGCGTACGACATCGTTACTGAGGCGACCACGGAAGATCCTTGGAGAAACTTAGGACCAGAAAAGGTAGGCGTACTGCACGATTTGTCTGCGCTGTACTCCATTATCGGCGTCGGAGTAAGCGAATACATGGAAAGTCGCGTGCGAGAAAGCGCTCAGGAATACTACAACTTCTCTATTGACGCCGCCATTGACCGCAATACCACACAGTTAACATCAGAAGATGTTACCTCTGACGCAGCAACAGAGAGACAAGAGTACCGAGATTCTGTAAACGAGTTAATCGGAATCAATAAAGGTAACTCCGCTTTTCTTTTGCCGCTCCCAGTTCGTATTGTGTTCTCCTCTTTATACATTGTAGAGGGGCTAGTACAAGACTTTAATGTTCTTTTTACGAAGTTCACCACAGAAATGGTGCCCATGCAGTGCTCCGTTACTGTCACCTTTGAAGCCAAGTACATCGGCTTTGCTAAGAAAGATACTTTCTTTACTGACGTTCTTGAGGATCTTGAGAACAACCCCAACAGAGGGTCGTACGACTACAACACAGTTACTGATGTTGTCGCTGAGAACTCAACAGAAATTATTAACGAACTTGGGCAAGTCATTGTTGCGGTCGTTGATGACGGAGCAAAGTATAAGGGAATACCTGACGGCTTCCCCGAAGAGAACTCCGACAACACCTTGTTAACTAGGTTTATTGAACCGACATTAAATGATGACGGTAATCCGAAAGACAAGTATCTCAAAGTGCTTTTCCCAAGCGCTGGCAATGCCATATCTAATCTGTTCCAGCAACAGCGAAACATATCCATAGCGGTTGAGGCTAAGGCTACTTGCTATAGATTTACTCAAGAATTTGTCGACAACTCGTCCAAGGCACAGGGAGCGTTTAGGGGCAGGACAGGAGGCGCGTTGCTGATAGACGCTCTAGACGAGTACATAGACGGTATCAACAGCGGCTCTAATCAACCCTTTACCACAAACTTTGGTTATGTAGATCCCAACACAGGATCGTCAGGCCCTTACTGGCAGAACGCTGTTAAGTTGTGGGAACTTAACTTGGGTGACGGCAACGTAATTAGCGAAGACGAAGATCGTCAGGGTATAGCAACCGCTTCCACAACGGAGGAGTGGTTAGACATGAAAGACTGGGCTTGCGTTAGTCAAAAGGGACTGGCAGCAGTAGACGACAGAAATACTGTTTCTGAGAATTACCCTGAGCGTAATCAGGTTATAGATATTTGGGCTAAGAACGAGAACGTATTGAACAGCGATCCGGGCTACAACTACAAGTATGTAATTGAGTTTCTTTGTCTTATAAAAGTCACTATTGATGATCAGACGTTTTACGCCAACCCGCGTACCACTAGTCAGTATATCGTTTCTGAAAAGAACTTAGGAATAACCTCTGAAGTCAGCGTCGGTTTCGGCCCTAATCTGTACAGAACTCTACGGCCAGACTGGTCTGAAGTACGAAGCGTTAACAGAGAAGTTCTTGACGCTGACGTTACTCCTGCCCCAGCGCCCGCGCCTGCCGAAGAAGAGACAGACTACACCCCCGACGGAGCCGTTTAATCATGGCTATCTACAGCGCTATTTCACGTTACAAACTTGACGCTTCCGGTCAGTCCGCCACGCGCACCCCCACTGGGGTGGCCAAGTACACTCTCTACACAGTTAGGCAAGGAGACACGTTAGAGCGCATCTCAGCCAGACTGTTTGGTACCACTGAGCGGTACTGGGAGATTGCTGACCTCAACCCCCAGATCAAGTTTCCCATTGACCTAGAGTCTGGCGACGTTATCCGTGTGCCAGTATGATTACTAAACTCCCATATGGACTGTCGCCCACGTTAGACATCGCCATAGGTAACTCTACTGTTGACTACAATACTATTAATAGGGTTGAGTTGTTTATGGAGGATAACCAGCACGACATGCTGGTTATGGAGATAGCAGGTATACCTCCAAGAGCGATTACTTCTTACTACAACAAGCCTGTTCAGGTTAAGATATCTACTGGTGGTAACTTCTACCAAGCGTTCTATGGTTACGTAGAGGACATCAGGCCGAGTTCGTTTACCGGATTCGGTCTCATGAATGACAGCCCGTTCCAAGAGGCGAAGATCGTGTGCATGGGAGTGTCGTACGATATGCGCGGTGCCACCAGCAAGGTGTGGGACGGCTATCGTCTGAGTGATATCGCTAGAGAGATCAGTGCAAAGTACCGATTCAGCGTAGATGTTCCCTCTGATGAGTTCATTCATGATTCGCTGCTACAGACTAACGAGTCAGACTGGCAGTTTCTTTCCCGCTACACCAAGTTCTTAGGGTATTCGGTGTCCGTACATGGTACCCATATTCATATTTATGATCCATACTCGTCTTTAAGTAGACAGTCTTCCTACCACAAACTCACCACGTTGCTGTCTGACAAGAGAAATGTCAACGCAAGCCCGGGTCAGATCATAGAGTTTGAGGGAACATTCTCTAAGAGAAACATTGACGGTGAATACAAAGAGAGCACTATACCTGTTGTTAATGCTGACGCCTCTACTTACGATGTGAGTTCTACTTCCCTAGAAGTGAAGCACAATGGTATTGCTAGGTTCCCTAACCGTATCTCTGAGTATGTCGATAACTTCTCCGAGGCAAGCAGGCGTATCAGTTCTGTCGCCAAGGAGAAGTATGATTACTACGCTGACGTGACGGTTCTGGGAGTTGCTGGCTGCGTTCCGGGTGGCGTGGTGAGTGTCGACAAGTACAATGGTGACTTCGACGGATTCTGGTATGTGCAGGCCGTTAAGCACGTGGTTCACTCTGGCAACTTTGTCTCTGAACTAAAGTTGGCCAAGAACTACAACTCCAAATTACAACCCGATAATACTGAACCTTTCCAGTCCCCTCCCACTCCTTACTACGATGTAGACCGCTGGGTGTCCAGCAGGGCCAGATACCATGAGTACTCATAGTTTTGAATTACATAGAGCAATAGTTCATTACGCCGATCCAGCCACCGGAGTTTCTCAGGTACGAGTACCGGCCCTGCTTGGCGCTGATGCCGTTGCACAGGTGCCGCCCACCGGCCTGACCCAATTAGATGGCGTGTGGAATGTTCCGCCTACTGGAACTACGCTGTTTATTGCCGTATCAGTTGATCGCACGCAGTTCTTGTGGCTCACCGCAGTGGACGCGGTAGTTGTAGAGCCTCCAGCAGTAACCATATCTAAGGCTACAGGTGAGCCAATGGGGCACGCTGATCGCACCGACAGCGCGATGTCATTTGATAACAGCACCCGCACGTTCACGATTCAGCCGGTAGGAGACTCGTACGAGGTCTGGTGTGTGGGCACGAAGTACACCAAGACCACCGCTGAGTCAGTGACGATACCAGACACCACGGGTCTGTACTACATCTACTTCGATACTGAGGGGGCGCTCCAGTACCGCACCTCGTACTTCGTGTGGGATCAAGACTGCCCCACTT